GTGATATCCTGGCAGGCGTCACACACAAACCTCATACCAGCGCCCCCGGCCGGGTATCCGGCACATAGTGCAGCTTATCCGCCCGGGCGCTCTGGTGGTACTCCGGCCGCGTCCACGCGTAGCCCCAGTGTTTTGCCGCCGTGAACATGGCGGCAATCTCGTCCGCCGCGCGGACAATGATCTGCTGATCGTGGTAAGTTACGGTATAGTGGTTTTTCCCGGTGTATCCTGCCTGCGCGATGACCTTCTTGCGTCTCGGTGCCCGCTCGCCGGGGTAATCGATGCTATTTTTCATAGTGTTTTCTCCCTCGTATCCTGTTTTCCGCCCGGACCGTCTGGCGGTTCGCTGCATGATCCAGCTCCATGTCCATGCGATCCCGGTGATTTACATCGTAAATGTGGTTCCGGATGCTCTCATACAACTTCCAGCTGCAGCACCCGGCGCGGCATGTGCCGCTTCGGTCCGGGCAGTTCCGGCCGCAGGGCGGCGGGATGGGCCGCATGCGCGGCGCAAAATAATTCACTCCGCTTCCTCCTGCACGTGCTGGAGCCAGGCTGCGAGCTTCGCGTAGTTGTCCTGCCTGGCAACCGTGTCGGCGACGCACTGCGCGTTGACGCGCTCCATGCTGCTCAGGCACTCGGCGTCCTCCTGCTCGCAGGTTGACGCCAGCATCAGTGCATCGATCAGGCTGTCCAGCTGATCCGGCCGCAGCCGGATCTCGATCCTGTCGTCCATTACAGCGCCCCGAAGACCGTGCAGCCCAGCGCGATCGCGCCGGTGATCACGGCGGCGTCCGTCAGCTCCGCGTATCCGGCGATCACGGCCATTGCAAACGCCACGCCGCCGACCCACAGGCTGCAAACCTTTGCCACCCGCCGCAGCGTCTTGCGGTACTGCCATTCGTCAAACAGCCGCTCCCGGCGCTCCTCGGTGGTCTCTTCCTCTGTGTACTCCTCTGCGAGATTTCCTCTCATAGTTGCTCCTCCTATGTACGCGCCTTCCGGCGCGTTTAATTTTCAGCTGCCGGCAGGCGGCCTTCCGCTATGGCGTTCTCAAGGATCCTCCATGCCGCGCGCCGCGCGGCCTGCCGGTTGGCCTCCTTCTGCTCCGGCGTCAGCCGGCGCAGGTAGTTGTCGGCGATATACGCCGTGCAGTTTGGGAAATGATACTCGGCTACGATGTGCGGCTCTTCGTCCGCAATGGGGTCGTATTGCTTCTTCATAGGTTCGTCCTCCTTCCGGCTCTAGTTTTTCCATATTTTGCAGCTTTACGCAGTCTGTTCCTTCTTCTCGCTCTTCGCCGGCTGCACCATGGCTGCCATGCCCTGCATAAAGATCAGCGCCTTCTCGCGCATCTCCGGCGTCATCTTGTTTATCTCAGCCGAGATCTTCTCGGCCTGCTGCTTCTGCTCCTCTGACATTGATCTCACCTCGCTTGGTTTCGTGTTTTCTTTACCTAGGCACATCATATATTGCCCTGAGCAATTTGTCAAGCATTATTTTTTGTCTGGGTAAAAGTTTTTATTGACTTTCCATTCTCGGTGTGCTAACCTGTCAGCAGAAAGAAGGTGAACCCATGGAGACAATCAACGAACGAATTGCGTTCCTTATCTCCGACCTTGGGATATCCAAGACTAAGTTTGCAGAACGTCTGAACATTTCCCCCTCGTTTGTAACCAGAATTTGCGCTGGTGATAAAATCCCCAGCGACCGCACTTCTTCTGATATCTGCCGGGAATTTAACGTCTCCCTCGCTTGGCTCGAAGACGGCGAAGGGGAAATGTATGTGCAGCGCAGTGCAAATGAGGAGCTGGCCCTGCTGGTCACGGATATCATGTCCGACGCAGACGATTCCTTCCGCAAGCGCTTTATCTCCCTCCTGATGGCGCTTCCGCCGGAAAAATGGAGCGAAATTGAAAATTTCGTAAAAAAATTAAACGGAGACGCTTGACCGTCTCCGTTTATTTTTGTATTCTGGTAGAGGGTGGTATTTATGGATATTCCCAAAATCGTCACATACTGCGGCTATGGTTTCATTTCTTGGGCCATCGGCGCAGCACTACTTGAAATTCATAGCCGTGTCTTCCCTGACGGAAAACAAGAAAACTCGTTTCAGTATATCTTGGATAAGATTTTGATGGTTCTCTCTATCATTTTCTTGTTCCTAGGCTCTGCGGCAAGTATAATCGTCGAGCTTATCTTCATGGTACGCGGCCTTCGAATTGATAGGAAGAATGACTGCGAGAATGCTGCTGCCCTCAGGTCACATCTCGACGAAGTTGATGCCGCCTATCTCAGAGGCAAGAACGATGGCTATCTAGCTGGGTACAATGACAGTGAATCCTCTCGTCCATTTGTAGCCCCTAAATGAAAGCGCATCCTGCCGGAACGGTTTCTCGTTCCGGCGCTTATTTTATGATGTTCCGCAGGAATCGCAGGATGATTTTCAGCTGATCTAGTGTGGCCCGCTCTAAAATGTTTTCAATCTGTTCCATCGTCTTTTCCATTCCCGTCTCCATTTCTCCACAAAAAGCCTGTTCCTTTTTTGTCAAACATTGCATCTTGCCCGCGTCTCCCAAAAGTTGTAAGATATAGGTAGGCGTTGCCCGCGCCGCTGGCCGAACAACGGCGCGGGCTTTTGCTTGCGCAGGCGACCGGGAGCCGTCTGTAACTTTAGGGTAGCCTGCCCACGGTAGACTTGTAAAGATATGGCAGTCGCTTTTTGCAGTCAGACGTCTTGCTTTTTTGGGGGGAATGACATGTTTTGAAGGAAAAATTATCTGATTTATGCCGTGAGCAGAAGCAGACGATCACTCCGCACAAAACAAATCAGGACGTCGCCGAAAATACCGACCTTTCCGTTGGCACGGTCTCGCAGTTTTTCCGCGGTGACATTAAAAATCCGTCTGTCTACACGGTCGGCCCGATCTGCCGGGAGATGGGTGTCTCTATGGATGAGTATTTCGGCATCCCGCATGATGAGCCTGTCGAGCCTTCCGGTGCTGAAAAACTCCGCGCCGAGAACGTGGCGCTTCGTGCGCAGCTTGCCCAGCAGCAGAAATCCCTGCGTATGCACCGGCTTGTGACGCTCATCCTCTTGGGTATTCTTTTGCTGTGTGCCCTTGCGCTTGTGGCCGACGTGCTCATCCCATCAATCGGCTGGATCCGCACATAAATTAAACCGCCCCGGCCTGATAAGCCGGAGCGGTTGCCGTATAACTTTTTTGCCCAACGGGGAGAATTTGCCTATGAAATTTACATCTGCATGGAGAATCGTGGACCCGCTCTCGCAGTATATCATTTACCTGCGCAAGTCCCGGAAAGACATGGACGCCGAAGCCCTCGGCCAGACCGACACGCTCAAGCGGCACAGAGCCGCGCTTCTGTCTCTTGCCGAGAGCCGCGGTCTTAATGTCGTTGAGATCTGTGAGGAGGTCGTGACCGGTGATTCCATCGCTGTCCGGCCGGAGGTGCAAAAGGTGCTACAGCTTGTGGAGACCGGCGCGTACGCAGGCGTCCTGGTCATGGAGGTCGAGCGTCTTGCCCGCGGCGACACAATCGACCAGGGCATCATTGCGCAGACCTTTAAGTACTCCAACACCATGATCATCACGCCGAATAAGTCCTACGATCCAAACAATGAGATGGACGAGGAGTACTTTGAGTTCGGACTTTTTATGTCCCGCCGCGAGTACAACACCATCAAGCGTCGCCTGACACGCGGCAAAGAGGCGTCCATCCGCGAGGGGAAATGGATCTCCGGCAAGACGCCCTTCGGCTGGCTGCGGGAGAAGATCCCGAACGATAAAGGCTACATGCTCGTCCCACATCCGGAGCAGGCCCCGATCCTGCGGCAGATCTACGACTGGTACACCGGCGATGGCTGCGTCCGTGTCGGCTCGTCTGCGATCGCCACGCGCCTGAATCGTCTCGGTGTCAAAACAAATACCGGCAGCCGCTGGACTGCCAGCGCCATCCTTGAGGTCCTGCGCAATCCGGCGAACGCTGGCTGGATCAAGAGCAAGGGGCGCCCGGAGATCAAGCATATCGTCGACGGCTCCGTCGTCGTCAGCCGCCCCCGCGCCAGAATTGAGGATCTGACGCTGCACAAGGGCCTGCACAACGGGCTTATCTCGCAGGAGCAGTTTGACCGGGCCGTTGCCCTGAGTTATTCCACGGCCAGCCCGCGTGGAAAGGGCGCATGGAAAACCGCGACCAGCCTTGCTGGCCTCGTGCGCTGTGACCAGTGCGGCCGCATCATGGTCCGCCGGGCGACATCCGGTGGCCGAAAAGACACATTTCTGTGCCCCTCGTATGGCTGCTCCACTGTCAGCGCGTGGTATGACGAAGTTGAGACGGCTGTCCTTGACGCCCTCCGCGGCTGGCTTCACGAGCTGGAGGTCGGCGAAGCCGTTTCCGCGGACGACAGCTCTCTTCTCAGCGCCCTGTCCTCCGCCATTTCCGCCGATCAAAAGCAGCTTGCCAAACTGGAGGCGCAGGAAACCCGCGCCTACGAATTTGTCGAGACCGGCGTCTACACGCCTGAGGTTTTCCTCCAGCGCTCGCAGTCGCTGGCAGCCGACAAGCTGGCTATCCTTTCGCGCATTGATGAGAACCAGCGTGCCATTGACGATATCGACCGTGCAAAGCAGGCGCGTGCCCGTCTCGCCCCTGCCGTCCGCCACGTGCTCGAAACCTACCCTCTCGCCGGATCTGTGCAGGAGCAGAACGATCTGCTGAAAACCGTCCTGCAAAAGATCGTCTATCACAAACAGTCCAAATCCTACAGCAAAGCCGGCAGCGACATGCGCGTCACCCTGTACCCCCTCACAGATTGATCCCCCGCCTTCCAAACAAAAATCAAAGAACCCGTGTAATTGAGATCCTCAATTACACGGGTTTCATTCATGCGTACCGGCTAATTGCCTATCTTGCAATATGCTCATAATACGCCATGAGCTTCCGCTCCGGGCCCGGGCCGTCCTTGTCGAGCAGGAACGCCTTGGCCAGAGCGGCGTAAAACTCCGGGCGGTTGAGGCCGAACTCTACGGCGACGGGGTAGTAGTCCGAGTACATCATGTTCATGGTCACGCCCCACGCCCAGCGCGGGACCACTGGTGCCTGAATGCCCATGCTCTCGGCCACGGCCGTTGTCTGTTCCATCGTCCAGTGCGGGCCGGTCGAGCCGTCTGCATTCTGCATATGCTCGGCCCACTGCATCGCCGTTTCGCGATCAAATGTGGCCGTCTCCGGCTCGTCGTGGTGCCCGTGCAGCTTTTCAATCCTGCAGATCGTCTTCGCGTACAGTCCGACTTCTTCCGCGCTGCCCAGCGTCACTGGTTTCTCCATGGCCTCGTGCAGCTTCGTGTAAAGTTTTTCGACATATTCTTTCATCGTGTCATGCCTCCTGGATATACCGGTAGAGTTTATCGACGTCATTCTGGTCAAACCGCATATCGCCCAGCAGCGGGACGGATACGGTCAGCTTGTTCTCAAAGCGCGGACGCGCCGCGTTGTAGAGCTTGTCGAGATCGATGTTCCCTGTATCGTCAAAAATCTGCATCATCTTGATTGCCGGATTTTCGCGCAGCGCAAGGATCTTCTCGCGGCTGCCCTCCATGATGAGTGCAAACATGATCCCGGCTCCGATGCCCTTGCCGCTCGGCAGGTGCGGAATGACCTCATTGTCTGCGTAGCGCATTGCGCCGCGCATGGCCTGATCGATGGTTACTGTCATAGGCGCTCCTCCGTTTTAAGTCCGGGGCGGCTATCGCCGCCCCTTGCGTTTAGCCGTTGCAGCACCCGCCGCACTTCGGGATCGGGTTGTAGAGCGACTGCGCCGTGGTCGCGGTGCCCGTGGTGACGTCGGCGACCTGCTTTGGATAAAAGGTCGCGTTGACGTAGGTGACGATGGAGTTGTCACCGCAGCAGCGGCGCTCGGCCTCCATCTTGACCGCATCAAGCGCCTCCTTGCGGACGCAGTCCACATCCTGCTTGACGAGCGTAAAGCTGTCCTCTGTGCGCTGGTTGTGGACGGCCTGCTTGCACAGCGCCTCACGTACGTCCTTGAGCTGCCCGTCGATATAACCGTACATCTCCAGCATTTTCTGGTCGTTGTAGGTGTTGGCCTTGAGCAGCGCGATCTCGCTGTCCTTCGCGGCCAGCTTCTGTTCGCGTTCCAGCTCGTAGCGCGAGACGGGCATGTTCTCGCTGCACGTCGGCTCCTGCTGCCGCGCGGCCAGTGCGGCAGCCAGTGCAGCCATGGCAGGCGTGGCCGCAGCTGCCGTTACCTCTGCAGCCGCTGTCCTGTTGTTCTGGCTGAGGCCGCCCAGCAGATTGCCGAGTCCGCCGTTTGCCAGACCCAGCGCGGCGCCGCCGATGCCAAAGCCCAGCGCAGTCCCTGCGAGTCCTTTGCTTGCGTATTCCATAAAAAATCCTCCGGTAAAAGTAGTAAGCTGGCCAGCTCCTATCCTCAGTCTACCGTTTCCCCCGCTCCGCTGGGGGACATTTGCGGGACGTCTGTGTACCATTTATGTACCATTTATTTTTTGATTTTTTCATTTTTCCTCTTGACATTTACGCTCATTGAGCGTATAATAAAGCCATAAGATAAATCAAGGCGATAAGCCGGGAGGTAACAAAAATGGCACTCAACACTTACGGTATTAAAATGATCGGCCTGCGGAAGACGTCCGGCGCGACGATCAACAGCAGCAACGGCTACAGCCAGATTTCCTATGACAAGGCGACCGGTGAGCTCCTCGAATCCTGGCACGTCGGATCCCCGATGAGCAGCTGGGCGGAATATCATGACCATGACGTGATCCACGTATGCAACACGTCCCGTCATATGACGATGCAGCAGCTTGCCGATGCCGTCCACTGCGCACTGACCCACCGCCCGCTTGAGGCATTTTAATCGATGGCAGCGGGGAGACTGCCGGACGGCGGACGCAGAAAGATTGGCGGTACGGACTTCTGCGTCAGCTGCGGGAAGCCATATATTATAACCGCTCCCGCGCAAAGCTACTGCCCGGAGTGCGCGCCGATTAAGCGCACAGAAGACCGGAGTGCATACGTGAGAGTGTCTGCCGGAAACGGCCCCCGAAGGTTGGGCACAACGGACGTGTGCGCACGGTGCGGCACCATTTACACACTGACAGGGCCAAGGCAAAAATATTGCCCCAAGTGCGCGGATGCGCTGAAACTTAACATATCCCGGCGTCACCTGGGTGATACGGCAACCTGTGAGATGTGCGGCGATGAATATACCATTGCCGCCGGGAACCAGCGGTTTTGCCCGCGCTGCTCGCGCGTCCCGTCTGCGATAAAAAGGACGGTAACGCCGCCCAGGCGGAAGCCGCGCAGGCGGAAGCCGCACGGGAAGACGATCCGTGATGACCTTGACTACGTCCCGGCGACGTTCCGCGACCTGCTTGATCGTTACGACATAACGCAAAGCCGTTTTGCAGAATACTTTGGCCTTGACGTTAGCACCGTTAGTAAATGGTGCTCTGGAAAAATCGCATGCAGGCCTTATATCATTGCTATGGCCGCGAAGATTCTGTCGCTTGCCGCCGACGAGGTGCGCGGCGACGCCGAAAATTGCAAAAATGAGGAGGAACCCACATGAAACTCACACCCGCAATCCGCGCTGCTCTCTACGCCGAAACCGGCGCATACACTGACCGCGACGCCTATATCTCGGATCTGGCACTATCAAGCATCTGGGGCGACGCTGAAGACGCCGAGATCCCAGCGGAACGGCTTGCACTGCTCTGCGCGGTCTGGGACGGCGCGCACTGCACAGTCCCGGAGCTGCTTAAAAAATACGGGCTTACACAGACTGGCTTTGCACAGTATTTTAACGTCCCCCTGCGCACCGTGCAGGGCTGGTGCCTCGGTGAGCGCGCATGCCCGCCGTATGTGATCGCGATGGCCGCGGAGATCTTGAGCAAAACGTGTAACAGTAAATTTTGAAAATCCGAAAAATAAAAGCCCGTGGATCACTCCACGGGCTTTTACTCTGTATGCTGCCTTCCGGCGATGCGGCGGGCAATTGTGATGATGTGCGGCAGACGGCGGGAGATGGTTTTGCGGTCGACGCCGATCTCGGCGGCGGCGTCCATCTGCGGGAGCCTGCCCACAATATAAAGCTTCACAATCTGCTGATCGATCTGATCCAGTATGCCCTCGTCAGTGACGCGCTCCCAGTCGCTGCGCGTGAGGTGTTCCAGCTCCTTCGGCAGAGCCAACCGCGCAGTTATTTGCTGTCACTCCCTTCGGCCCGCCGCCTGGCAGGTTTTATCTCATGGCAGCAGCCAGTTTTTTCAGTAGATCATCGCCGTACTTGTAGTCGGCGAGATATTTGATCGTGTTGTCCGCAAGTCCGGCCTTTGCCTTGATGGTCTTCTTGGCGTCCTCGACGGCCTTGTCGACGGTTCCCGTATCATACTCTACCCACGGGAGCTTGCCGTGTTTCTTCCACACACGGCTGTTGTAGCCGCCCTTGACGCCGATGTTTCCGACGCCGGTGATCTGCACGCCATTATCCCAGATAGGCGTACACTCAACGGCCAAGCCGTCTCCGATGTACAGGCCCCAGTGTCCGGGCATCCACAGGCCTTCGCCTGGGACGAGCTTGTCCCAGCCGGATGCGGATACGTCCTTGCACTTGGCAATCATACCGTCTGCGGAGACGTCCGGGACGGCGTTTCCGGCGTAGCGGGCGCCGCCGTGGTAGGCATTTTTGTTGCCGTTCCATCCCCACAGGATCCCCTTTGTGAGATTCACGCAATCAAATCCGAAGTATCCCTTCCCGATCAGCCCGCGGAATCTGGCCTGCTTTGCGGCGTCGTACCAGTCCGGGTATTGCTTTGCCTTCTCAGTGATGATCCCATCCGTGACCGGCGAGCCGAAGCAGCCCCACATGTACACGGTTTTATAGTTCTTCGCAACGTCAATATGCTTTTTTACAAGCTCGGACGCTCTCATAACGCAACTCATACCCGCTCGCTCCCGTACAGCTCGTGGTGCAGCTGCAGCACGGCGGCCTCGATCAGTTTATCAATAACCTCGCTATCAAATGTGATCCCTTTTTCGGCCAAAAAGCTGAGAACATACGCTTTTTTCGCCGGGCCGTCCGTCGCGTCATAGAGCTGCTCCGCAGCCTTTACGCCGATCTCGACGTATGCCCGGATGGTCTGCAGCTTGTCGGCGTCAATTTTGGTTTTGAGCCATGGAATCAGAAATGCCGAGATGAGCGCGCTGATGAGCGCGATCACTGCTGAGATGATCTGTGTGTAGTCCATATGTATGCTCCTTTCAATCCTTCAGCACGATCTCCGCGATACGTGCCGCTGTTTCCGGGCCATATTCCTTGGCCCACTGCTTCATAAATTTCTGCGCGTACTTCGCGCGGTTCTCATTTTTGGCCTTCCAATAGTAAAATCCTCCGGCGGCTGTCGTCATGGCGAGCTGCGCGACCGTGATCTCCACGATCTGCAGGCCGAAGATGCAGAGGAGGATGAGGAACAGGCTAACCGCCGTGTTGCCGATCAGCCAGAATTTCGAAAATTCCATCATCCAAGCCCCGCGCGAGCCAGCGCCCAGCCGACAAGGCCCGCGACGATGGCCGTCGCAACCGCCATGATGATCGCGTCCCATCGCTTTCCTGGCTTGGCCGTCAGCTCCGAAACGCTGGACTGCATCTCGTCGATCTTCTCGTCCATCGTTTTCATGTGCTCGGCCATGACAGCCACGCTGGACGCGATCTTGCTTACGGCGTCATTTTTCTTTTCGAGATCCTTGATTCGTCCGGTGTTCCGGTCGACGCAGCCGCGGATCTCCGCGACTGCAATGCTCAAATCCTGCAAGTCCATGTTTATCTCCCTTCCGCGTTATCAGATCGGCACAAAGGCCGCGTCTGTCCAGTCGGCCTTTTTCCCGGCCGTGCCCATCCAGACCTTGATCTCTCCATTATGCGTGTAGTAGGCGTTCTGGATCAACGGCATATCGGCCTTCCACACGATGGGATTGTCAGCCGTGCCGGCTTTGACTTCCTGCTCGATATACTCTTGCCGCACCAAGATCTTGTTGACGTAGATGTTGCGCCAGTCATAGCCCAGCTTGTCCGATTGCGTGACGGCCTCCGTGATGCCGCCCGCCTCTTGCACCAGCTTGCCGTCCTTGATGGCGGTTTTGAGCTTTTCCAATTTATCCTGCGTCATATACTTTCTCCAATTCCGCCAGAATATCACTGGCTGTTTTCTTGCCCATCTTGCAGGTGCAAGTGCCGTCGCGGTTGTCGGTGATCGGCCCGGCCACGCAGTAGCCGGAGCAGTCGTTCTCCCGCATGGTCTGCTCCGTGCCATCCTCATCCGGCTGCTTTTCCACGACCGACCATACCAGTCCGTCCGTAAACAGCTGCGCCGCCTCCGCATAGGTCATCTGCAGTGTGACAGTCTTTGACGCCCGGCCGTCCCAGTCGCGGTCGATCTCTTTGCCGGTGATAGAGGCCTGATATTCCATATTGCCTGCTTTCAGATACAGCACTCTGTCTTTTTCCCCTTCCTGTCCTCGTTTCCGCCGTCAGAAGCACCACGCTGCCGACACGTATTTTGCGGCCGTCGGTATGCTCGCGGCCTGAGCGCCGCTGGCATACAGGTAGACGTACGTTGTGGTGCTCGTTGCGGACGGCGTGCGCGTCCACCACGCGACGCCCGTCGTCCCGCGGTATTTTCTCCGGTTCGCGGACGTCCCGTAATACGGATACTGTGTGCCTTCACCCGGCGCGCCGATATTCACTTTGCCGAAGAGTTCCGTCTCCGACGGGATGAACAGCTTGTCCGCTGTTGTCACGATCTTCGTGCTGGCCTTTCCCGCACCGGTCAGCTTGGACACCTCGCGCACGGCCGCTTTGACCTCATCCGGGAACTTGTTCAGGATCTCAGCCATCAGCGTGTCCCGGATGTACGTGTTTTCCCAGCCGCCGGCGTTGCTGCCGGTATCACGCATTTTGCTCGATATGGCATAGCAGTCATGCATCTGCAGCGTGAGCGGCGCAGTCCCGGAGCCGTCGGCGTAGGTATCGTGATCCTTGCCGATGATGTCGATCATGTACGACTGCCCGATGGTCATCTCCTTCTGGTCTCCGACCGCCCACGTCTCAGGCACCTGCTTTCTCTGGCAGGCGGCGATGATCGTCGCCCAGTCGTTGTTCGCGAATACCGGGTCCAGCACGAGTGCCGGCGCCGCTGCGGCGGCCATCAGGGCGCGTCTGCGTTTTTCCATCCAGTTCATGCCGTCTCCTTCATGGCGATAACGACGCCATCCTTGACAGACAGCTCCCACGTCTCGCCCGCGCCGAAGGTTGGCGCTTCGCCGATGTATTTTACCGTTACCGGGAATGTGACCGTGATCGTCCCGCTCTCGGCGGTCTGGATACGCAGCCAGCATGCAAAATCACCGGTCGGGAACGTGATGGTCAGCGTCTGCACGCCGGTCAAGCGGTATTCGGTGTTGTCTGTCAGCGTGATCTGTGTCCCGGATGTCACCTGCGCCGGCGGCGCTTCATAGTCCGTCCCGGCCTGCGCCACGGTGACATTCGTCCCGTTGCCCTTTAACAGGCCGCTCAGCGCCGTGGTCGTCTCAGCTGTCACCGTGTTCGGCCCCGGGTCTCCCTGCGGGCCGGCGGGGCCTTGCGGGCCGGTTTCACCCTGCGGACCAGTCTGACCTTGCGGACCGGTTTCGCCCTGCAGGCCGGTTTCCCCCTGTGGGCCGGTCTTGCCTTGCGGACCTGTCTCGCCCTGCGGGCCTGTCGGGCCTTGCGGACCTGTCTCGCCTTTGTCGCCCTTTTCGCCCTTCGCGCCCTGCAGCACTCCGTTGTTGATCCACGCATTCGTCACGCCGTCGAAAATGTAGATATCGTACGGCGCTTCTGCGCCTATGCCATAAGCGTCGCCTGCCGCGGGCGTCTGCACGGCCGCCTGCAGAGCAGATAGCGTCCCGTAAAATCCAAGGATCGTAAAGTTCTTCCCATCCGACCCCTTGATCGCCGGGACCTCCACGTACTTCTTCTGCTCTTCGTCCCATATATTCAGGATCATCCTGCGGCCTCCTTTCTCTCAATTCGCACGCCCGTTCTGCCCCGCCGTCACTGCGATGCCACCCGCCTCTTGTACCAGCTTGCCGTCCTTGATGGCGGTTTTGAGCTTTTCTAATTTATCCTGCGTCATAGGCTGCCTCCAGTTCTGCAAGCGCGGCTTCCGCCTCGGTCAGCGGGACGGCTGCGCCATGCTGCTCGTAGCTTCCGACCGGCTCATTGCCTTTTAGCGTATGCCCTTCCAGCCGGTACACTGTATCATCCAGCGCCCTGTATTTGTTCCCGTCCTCGTCCGTCTGCAGGATGGCTTTTTTTGCGCAGAATCCATCCGCTTTGCTCTCCTCGCATGGCACATAGCACCCGTTCTGGTGCAGTTTGATCGGGATCACACTGTCTGCGTATCCGTCAAACGTTCCTTCTCTTGAGACGATATACATGCTTTCCCTCCGATCTTTTCCGTGTATATTTGTTTCAGCCGGCTTGTGCTTGCGGTACGCAGCCGGTTTTTCCAGTAGCCGTTTTCCTGTCCCGGCCATTTTTCATCCGTAAAGTCTTCGCCGCAGCCGTTTCTTGTGTACCAGCGGTACAGATCGTTCAGCATTTTCTGCCGCTCGGCACCTTCCTGCGTGTTCGGCCTGAAATGCTCCCATCCGTTTTCGGACGTCGCAGCACATATCCGTCTGCCGTCCGGCGCGATCAGAAATCCTCCGTCTTCCGTTACAGCCGTTCCGTACCGGAGATTAAATTCCCCATCTATCCCCGCTCCACGAAAGCGCTTATATACGATATACTCCATGTATTTTTCCTCATACGCAGAAACCGGGGGCAAAGCCAAGCGAGAAGTTCGCGGGGTAATAGCTGGCTGACCCGTACTTATACACTATTATAAAGCTGTCGAGTGTGTCGGCAGCTGGGGAACGCAACCACCAATTAACGGCTGTACTTGTCTCGTCGTGATTGTATTTGATTTTGCTGTTGCCCGCGCTGTAATACGAATACTGCGCCTGCTTGCTCTTTTCGTTCGCATTGCTGGCGATGAGTTCCCCGCATACTTCGTACTCGGACAGGAGGAAAAAGTAATCTGTCGTTGCCGTTACCTCGCTGGCTGCGCTGCTGTTGCCTGTGTTGTTCGTGTACTTCGTCACGGATTTCAATACGGTTCGGAGTGCTGCCGGAATGACAGCAAGAATCGTGCCGGAGTAGCTTGACAGGCTTGTGCCGCAGACGCTCTTGCGCATATTCGACGCGCTCCATCCGCCAGAGTTCGTGTCGCTGGTATTCATTTTGAAATCGGCGCTCTCATCATATAGGGCCACGTCCGTACCGCCAGAAAGTGCAGTCTTTGCAAGCTGAAAATGGATGCGGTTTGTACCCTCGACGCTCGCATTATGGTTAAACCCGATAATGAACACATATGTTGTGTAATTAGATAGCGTCAGCGCGCCGACCGTGCCATTCAGCGTGACCGCCTTTCGGTCGCCGACGCTCCAATAGTTCGCGCCCTGTCCCGCGTCGGAAACGGACTTGATGGTGCTCCACTCGTTATCGTTGAGCGTGGAGCTTACGAAGGATAGCGTCAGCGTGTAGTCGGTCGTTCCAAAGACGACATTGACGGAGCCACTCGTCGTCTGACCGCTCTTTGTGGCCTCGACGGTGTATGTACCCGTCTCCGTGACGGTGAAAACCGCCGTCCCGTTGCTTGTCTTTGTTGCGATAGTCGTCCCGCCCTTTTTCAGCGTGACGGTCGCGCCGGATGCCACGTTGACGGTGATCGTCGCGGAGAAGAACGTCAGCGCCACCGCGTAGTTGGCCGTGATGGATACGGTTTTTGTGTCGGACGTTTGCCCGCCCAGCGTTGCAGATACGCTCCATGTGCCGGTTTCCGGCACGGTAAGCGTACAAACGCCGGTGCTGTCGGCGGTTCCGCTGATCGTTTTGGAGCCGTTTGTCGCTGTGACCGTCGCACCGGCAGATACTGTTACGACCAGCTGCAGAGCTATGCCGGTCTGAATCGTACCGACTGCTGCAGCAAGCCCGCCGATGGTCTGTGCCGCTGGGACTGTGCCGCCTTTGGACTCCACCGCGTCATACGCCGCGCCGACTGCCGTGATAATGCGGTCGATCTCGCTCTGGATACTCATGGCGCCCTCCTCAGATCGCGGCGAGTGCGGTCTCGATGGCATCTGTCAGGCTGACCGTGCCGCCGGAGGTGTAGCCCGCCGGGACCGCGACGCTTGTCTGCGTGAGGCCGTCGATGGTCTTTGCGATCGCGCCGTTGTTGGCCATCGTGCCCTCGATCTTCGCGCCAGTCGCGTCGACAATGAATTTTCCGTCCAGCACGTCAGCCGCTCCGGCGGTCACGCCGGAAACGTCTTTGTACTTGGCGGGAATCGCTCCTACCGTTACTTTGCCGAGGACTTTGCCCTTTGTGGGCGTAATGTCCTGCGCAGCCTCGGCAGGCGTGGCGGACTTGGTTTCCAGCACGACAGATACCTTGCCCGTGCCGGAGTGCTTGCCCGCCGGGACGGTGTATTCCTGATTGCCGGTCGTGGCGTCCAGCACCTTAGATACCGCGCCGTTGTCCGGCATGGTGCCTGCCTGCGTCACGCCGTCGGCGTCAATAAATACTTTATTCGCCAGCACGTCGCCGGGCGCGGCCGTCGTGGCGGATACGTCCTGGTAGTTTTCCGGGATGGCGCCGACGGTGACGCCGGACAGGCCGTAATAGCCCTGATCGGGCGTGATGGCCTGCTGTTCCTTGGTCGGCGTGACGGTCTTGGCTTGCAGCTGGTAATTGCCGCCGCCTCCGACGCCCTTGACCGTGCCGGTTCCGTCGTGATAGCCCTTCGGGACGGTATAGGACTCGCCCTCCTTGACCTGCGCGTCGATCGCGCCGTTGTTTTTGATGGTTGCCGCCTTGTCGGCCAGCGCGTCGAGCTTGTCCGTGCTCGCGGCGAGGCCGAGGCCGACGAGCCATGTACGCAGCTTGTTCCGCGCGGTCTGCAGTCTGGTAATTTCTGTCTGTGTGCTCATAAAATCACTCCTTTAGATTGTCGCCAGCAGGGCGTTGATGTTCCCGACCTCCGTATACACGGCGGCGCTGGTTACGGGCTTGGTGTTGTCCTTCTCGACGATCTCCGCCGTATCAACGGAAAGCGTATTTGTCTCCGCGTCCAGCTTCAGGCCGGAGCCGATGGTGTACCCGCCGCCGCCGGAGCCGCCGCCCTTCGGGTTTACCCACACCGGATGTTCCGGCCCCGTCGGCTCCGTCTCCTGTACGACGATGCCCGCCGGCCCCGGCTCGCCCTGCGGGCCTTTTGGGCCGGTCGCGCCGGTGTCGCCCTTGTCTCCCTTTTCGCCCTTGTCGGCCTGTACTTCGAAGTCAAATGTCTGCCCGTCCGACATTGTGATCGTGTAGGTCGATGTTGTCCCGCTCTGGGACGACTTTTCGATCGACATGATACTTGCGCCTGCTGCGCCGGTGTCGCCCTTTACGCCCGCCGGTCCTGCTGGGCCTTCCGGTCCGGTCTCGCCCTTCGGTCCTTCCGGGCCGATGACGGAGCCGAGGTCTACTGTGCTGCCGTCCGTCAGTGTGAAGATCAGCTTTCCTTCGTCCGTGACCTCTACGGCCTTCACGCCGCGGGAGATGATCCCTCCGATTTTCACCGAGATCTGATTCGGAATCTCTACCCTCATACCCGCTCCTTACTCCACGAACGCCCGGTTCCCGCTCGCCAGCGTCGTCTTTTCGCCGTGCGTGTACCGGATATCGTAGGTGTATTTCCCCTTCGTGAATTTTGCTGTGACCGTCGCGTCAAAGTTCAGCGTGACCTGGTTGTTTTCCACTTTCGCAAAGCTGAACGTGTGGACGGTCTGCCGCGTGTCGTCCAGAAATACGATCTCCATGCCGTCTGTCGTCCCGATCGTGACGGTCTCTCCGTCCTGGTCCTTCAGCTCAAACTGCAGTACGATCGAGAACGTGTCCCCCTCGTACCACCGAAGCACTCCTCTGTCGATCCTCGGGCTTGGATACGCCCCCGGAATTGGTGTCGCCATCCCGCATCCCTCCTTTTTTCCCAGTGTAGCAGACCCCCGCGCAGGATTCACCCCACGCCGCGAAGCAAAGGCCGGGGCATCTGCCCCGGCCTGCGGTTACTTGTACGGATTGTTTTCTTCTTTCCAGCTCGTCCCCATGGCCGCCCAGAGCGCGGCCTTCTGCGCCTTTGTCAGGTTCAGCCCATCCAGCACGGTCTGGATCCGTTCCTGCGAAACTGTCTGCGTTCCGAACTGCTTGAAGTACGTCTGCTTGTACTGCATGTAGGCGTCATAGCCGACGCCGTCCGCTGCCAGCGCGTCCATCTTTGCCTGCTCCTCGTCAGACGCCATGACGGAATAATAATATGCCGTCTTCGCGTTCTGTGGGATGTCGTAGGCGTATAGCATGGCGAGCTTTGCATTCCTGTCGTCGACCTTCTTCATGGCGGTCACGAATGCGTAGCTTTCTCTCTGGTCGGTTCCGCCCTCGGTCATGCCCTGATAGGCGGCAGTCTCCTTCGCGGACAGCGACTTGAACCCGCTCTCCACCCAGCTCTGTGCCTCTTCCGTCGCCGTCTTGCCGAACAGCAGCGCCTGTGCCCAGCTCTTCGCCCGGTCGGCTGCGTTGTCGTTGTACACAGGATACTGCAAAATGTCGCGCCCCTCGTTGTCTACCGTGTAGCTGCCGCCGCGGGCCGCCGCCGTCGCGCCCTGATACGCCTTACGGATCTGCCCGCCGCCGAACGGCGTTGCCAGATACAGGCCCGGTTTGATAAGCTCGTCTGTGATCGTCTTTGCTTTCTTTGCGGGTGCCATATCCTCATTGCTCGACCAAACTGCTTTTCTGAGTTTTCCGATATCCGGAAGCGCAGACGCAACCGCGATTCTGCCGTTGTCGATTTCAATACCCATTGCCTCATCCAGTCCGAGGATCGTCAGCGCCTGTGTGCTCGGGGCCTCACTCAGAACGCGCCCCCATACGCCCGCAATCGCTTTATCTGTCGTCTGTTTCTCCGTCGTAAAATCGATTTTCTCACCCTTCGCAGCTCCGATCCCGGCCAGAACCATGTTCGGGATATGGTATCCGGTGAAATCTCCGACCGTATCGTTGATGATATCCAGCGGATCCAGCGCCGGGCGGCGGCCCACAATGCTTTCGTAGAACTCATTGTAGATCCACGCGCCAATTAGGAATTTGAACATCGCCTTCGCCAGCGCCGCCACGCCCTTCTTCCGCTCCTCCTGCGCCATATCTTTGAAGATCCAGCTCAGTTCGTTGTTGACCTCCAGCTGGAACTGTGTGAACAGCTTCACCAGCGGGTTCCGCGCGGAATACAGCGTCGGCGTCGACCCCTTGCTCCTGTCTGCCATCACGCCGGACGCAAACTGATCTGCCTCCTGCATCGCGCTCATCTCGCTCATGCCCCGCCGCAGGTTCTGGTAATACCGCGCACGGACGATACTTCCCGTCGTAAACGTGTCAATGGATTCCATCAGCCAACCTGCACCGGCGGAGACTTTATCCATCGTGCTCATGGCCAGCCGCCCATAGCCGCTTCGGTTGTTGATAAACGTCGAGGCCGTATCCAGCCCGTCAGCGGTCTTGTAGTTTTTCAGCGTATCCCACATGCCGCGCAGCACGTCCGCCGTCGACACCTGGCTCCACGCCTGCGTGATCGGAATGAAGTTTGTGAGCGCCGAACCCACGTTGGCCGCAACCATGTTCGCGCCCACGCGGGACTCAAACTTCTTCATGACGTTGTAGAATCGTCTCCCAAACGTCTTCTCCATGCCCCGGTCGAGCCGCGACTTCTTTCCCGCCAGCAGATTCGTGTATTCGTCCAGCTCATCCACAAAGTTCGAAAGCCCATACCGTCCTTCCTTCGTCAGGTTCGTCACCTGCTCGTTGGCTTCGTCCGGGTTGAAGAACGGGTTCATCATGATCGCGTCGATCCGCTGCTTCAGCCCTTCGTCCGATGCCCGATACCGGATCTGCGTCGCCAGCGCCCGCAGCCGCTGAATGTCCGCTGTGTGGAAGATCACGTCCGTCGCGACCTCGATGTACCGGTCAAATCCCTGCAGCGCGTCATACGCCGTCGCGTAGCCAAGTCGGTTCTGGATGTTCGCCATATACCGGATGCCGGGTTTGAAGTTTGCCGTGAGGCCGTTGATCGTCGCAGGCAGCGGCGACACGTCCCCTTCGATCCCGGCCGCCCTTGCGAACTTCTGCAGAATGCTGCCGCCTTCCTCGTTCTCCTGGAAGTGTGGGAAATATCCCTGCAGATAATTGACCGGCTCATAGCCGTTCTCAATGCGCACCCGGTTCATATCCTGGAACATCTTGTCGTAGACCTCGTGGAAGGTCTTCACGGCCGCGCGTACCTTGCCGAGATCCAGATTCGGATTCTGCTTTTCAAACTCCTGAATCGCCGCGTTCCACTCGTCGAACGTCTTTCCGCCGCGATGCTCTGCGCGCGGATGCTTTTTGAGGTAGTCCCGGTTAAACTCTGCTTCTCCCAACCACTGCACGGCGTAGCTCTCGGAAACAAGATTCCCCTTCCGCACCTGCCGGTCAAGCTTTAGCTCCCGGATCCTGTCCTGCTGCTCGACCAGATAATTCTTCCGCTTGCTCTCGTTTTCGTGTACGGGCCAGAAATACTTGTTGATAAAAGCATTGGCCTTTTCGTCAGAGACCTTTCCCTTCCGCGCGATATCCCGGATGTTCCGCTCCATCGTCTCGCGCTGGTACCGGATCCCCATGTTCTTGTCGACCCACTTGACGGCCTCGGCTTCCGTCAGCGCCTGCTCGGCAAAGTCCCGCAGCCCCTGCTTGCGCTGCGCGTTCCATGCCTTGAGCTTCAGCGCCAGCATATCATAGTCAGCCTTTGCCTCGTAGACCTTCAGGATCTGCTGCCCGTTTTCCAGCCCCGCCACATAATCCGGGCTTGTCTCCCCGCGCAGCAGCCGGTTCACGATCTTCTGGTCGGCTTCCGTCAGCAGCGTCTTGCTCTGCGCTTTCTCGACCACTCGCCTTGCATCCTTCAGCTGCGCCCACATCTGCTTCGTTTCTTCCGCTGTCTGCGGAATAGCAAGCTTTTCTTTGGCCTTGTTCTGCGCGTCCAGATACCGCTGCGCCACGCGCAGCCCGCTCGTCAGCCGGTCGATGGATTCCGTGAAATTTGCCTGCTGCCACTTCTTGAAGCTCGCCGCCTGCGGCCCGTAGTATTCATCCAGCGTCTTTTGTACCTTCTGAATGCCGCGCGCCACATCGTAGATCTGCATCAGCTGGTCGCTCGGCGCGGTAATGTCCGCCGGAAACAGCTCCGGCGCCATCTCCTGCAGCTGCTGATACGCCACATCCACCGGCAATCCGTCCTTGCTGATCGTCAGCGTCCCCATGGCCGCCTTCCGGAACAGATTGTAGTCCGCGATATCCTGCCGGTCCTTCTCGGAGATGGAAAGCTTCTGATCCCGGATGAACTTCTTGAGATCCCCGTACTGCTCAATGTACTGCGTATCCTCCTCGATGCCCGCCTGATAGGCCGTTTCAAAGAGATCATTCAGCTTCGCCCGGTCGAGCTGCCCGTCTGTAAAGAACGACCGCAGCGCCTCTTCTGCCATCGGCCGCAAAACCTCCCGCTTCGCCTGCCCCGGCACGCTCAGATTTTCCGCCAGCTCGTTTACCATCCGGCTTTCCAGCCGCCGCACATACTGCGCCGCCTTCTCCCCCATCAGATCCCTATACCGTCCGTCCTGCGCGGAATACCGGATATCCGGGTTCGTTAGGCTGAAACTTCCGTTGTTTGCAACCGCGGACTTCACCTGCGCAGAATCAAACACAGCCCATGCCTTCACGCCGTTCTCAACCGCTTGAACCCCGTCGTATCCATGCCGTTTCAGCATCTCTACCATCCCCGGCGTATTGATCACCTGCCACATGAGCTCCGGCTTCCCCGCCTGTTCCCATACGGCTTGCAGTTCGCTAGGTCTGATCTGTAGCCGCTTCGCAAGATCCACATAATTCCCGCTGTATCCGCCGTCAGTGTTTCCAATATCCGCCGGATTCTCCACGCGAATATATGCCGGGATAATACGATCGACGTTCCCTGCGTAGATCGATGCCTCCGGCATAATTCGCTCAACGCTGCGCGTCGCAGTGGAGTATTCTTCCGCGTACTTGATGTTTGCAGTCAGCCAGATCGGTTTCCCGCCTACATCAAACTTTGTAAATTTCGCTCCGGCACCGTGGAACACCAGCAGTGGCTCGCCTGTCGTGTTCGTTGCCTTGCTGTCTGCGAACCAATCCCGGAACGCTGCCGTCTGCGTCTTCTCCCGCTCATCAATCAGTTTCTGCATGAGCCTCGGATTCCGCAGGAAAACGGCGTCCTTAAACACACCGCGCCCACTCCCATCGTCCAGCATCGCAGAGACGGTCTCAAGGTTCTGTTTATCCCGCTCCGACGCCTGCCGCGCGCTGGCAGAGAACCGAATGTCATTTTTCTTGGTCGGCGACAGGTTGTCCGTCCGTTTGATCTGGTTCGCGTCAAGCGCTACATAGCTCGTTCCTCCGAGTTCCCGGTCGCTTACAATAAGGCCATCGTATCCGTTCCTCCGCAGAAAGTTTACAAACCCTCTCGCCATTTGTCTCGTTTGCCCGTACTCGCCGTATTCATATGCTTCCTGTACGTCTGCATAGTCTCCAGCGTATGCGCCGATTTCATCCGCCAGCCAGTCAAGGCTTGTCTCGTATGGATTTTTGATATTCAGATAATACTTTTCTGCTTTTCCGCCTATCTTCGCAGACGCGTCGTGGTCGCTGAACCAATGCCCAATCAACGCCGTCGCGGCAAGGCTCGCGTCTGCTGCATTCCCAAGCGCATTTTCTCCGAGTTTTCTTCTGTTGAACACGGTAAACTCTCCATACGTCGAGTGATACACCGGCAGCAGTTTCTGGTCTGCGTCTTCCGTCCTTACTTGAGAATCTGCAAAGAACTTTGCTTGTCTTTCGCTTAACTTTGTTCCGGCTGCATCCGTTTCGTCTGACATCTTTGTTTCCTGCTGCGCGCTGGCAGAAGAATACCGGATATCCGGGTTTGTCTTGTCGAACGTCCCGATGTTATCCGTAGCGGATTTGATCTGTGCGGAATCAAATACAACATAGAATTTGTCGTAAGCCAGATCTTCTTTGCTTCCATCATATTCAAAAATTACGCCGTCGTGCCCATGTTCTTTGGCGTAGCGAATAGACGGTGCTTCTGCAATGTTATCCGTAAATTGTTTCGGGGACAGTTTCACCGTGTACGGATTCTTCATCTTGAGATAGGCTTCAATGATACGGTTTCCCCTGCGTTCATCTGCCATGCTCTCTGCATAATCCCTGCTTTCACTGAAGAAGTATGCTCCGTTCTCCTGCTGGAAAGTATTAAATTCCGCATTCGTCCCGTGGTAAACCACCTTCGGTGTCCCGTCCGCATTCACAACCTTGCTCGCGCTCTCCGGGTGATTCTTCCAGTCTCCGAACCAGCGCTTAAACTGTTGCGATTGTGTTACATTATTTAACTTTGGCTTGACAGTCGACCCCGCATCCCTTATACTGGCTATGAAGCCGTTGTCAGTATCGGGCATCTTGGGCATTGGGACCCTTGCCACCTGATACAAAGCAGCGGCTTTTACTTTGTCCACATAGAACAATGTTGTTTCGCCGTTATTGGATTTCTCAATCGCGTTTGTGAGCAGTCCCGTCACCGCATTCTTCCTTTCATAAATGCTGGTAACGGCATTGCTGTCAATGACAATCGAATTCTGTCTGCCGAACCCGTCAATGTACACCGGAATAATCACAGATTTTGCGTCCTTGATGAATGGCAACAGCGCAACGACGCTTGTTCCTCTCTGTGATTCAGATGCGATGATCGCGACCGGGCTTTTCATCGCACGCGGAAGCTGCTTCAACATCGGTTCCCCGATGTGATGCTCCTCATCTTTCGTTCCATTGATGGCATAGTCCACATGCGTCTGATTGATTGTGACCGGCAGCGCATTAAAGCCCACCTTCTGAAATACCTCCGGTGTCGACCCGACCACCAGCGTATCATTTTTTTCGATTTTCCCGGCTTTCCAGTCGTCCACCTGTTCTGCAAACGGCTTTGTGAAATCATACTTTTCTGCTTTTGATGCAGACATCTTCGCCGGCGGCGCTCTCGCGCTGCCGGATTTTTTCTGCCACTGGCCGACCTCGACTTTCACGTCCGCGCGCAGCTGGTTCGTGCCGTAGTCCGTACGGTTCATGCCGGCGTAGGTATCCGCGATGATCTCCTCGACGTAGGCGTCCGTGTCGTCGCCGTAGATCCCGGCGTAGGCGTCCACGTAGCTCTCGATCATCTCCTTTGTGATCTTTCCTTCGGACAGCAGCCGGTTCCGGATCCTCGCCGCCATCTCCGGCCAGCGCTTGACAAGCAGGTGATACCCCTCGTGCTTCGCCAGCTCGAAGGCAGAATATTCCTCGCTGTCCGCCCGGATGAGGACGGAACCGTCCTCCGTCACGGCAGCGTCGGCATAAAACGTCTGCCCATCGATCTCCTGCGCCAGCTGCCCGGCGAAGAACCGCGCGTTCTGCACGCCCATCGACCGGAAGAACTTTGCCGCCGCCTGGATATCCTCGCTTCTGGCCTCCTGTTCCTTCGGCATGACGCGCACTTTTCGCGTGTTGTCCTTTCCAAAGCCGAGCGTCGAAAGTTCTACTTCATCCCAAGCTTTTGCGAGATCTCGCGCACCCTGCGCTCTCTTTCTTCCGGCGTCAGCTCTTTGCCGCTGCGCTGTGCTTTGGCGAACGCCTCCAACTTGTCCTTCGGCACGCTGACCAGCCTGCCCGACTTGTCCTTCATCAGTAACCTCGATACTGCCATTGTTTACTCCTTTCTGCCCGGCGGCAAGGCCCGCTCGATAGGCGGCTGCCGCCACGTCCTGATTCATTCCCTCTGCATAGCGCATGGCCCGCTGCTCGCTCGCGCCGAGTCTGCCCTGCTCATAGACCTGTCCGAAGCTCTGCGCATACTGCTCCGCCGGCATGCCTGTCGTGTTCCCGTTCAGGAAATACGCCGCCGTCTGCTCGTCGTAGCCCGCTCTCTGGGCCTGCGTCTGCAGATACTGTTCTTCCTGCTGCGCAGCCGCTTCGTCCAGCGCCTGCTCTGCGTCCGCTGTCTGCTGCCGGGCGTACTGCACCGGATCCAGCTCTCCCATGTTCTCCGTCCCCGGAATTGGCGCAAATAAGCTGTCCTGGTCGTACTGCCGCTGCGCCGCCTGCTGGGCCTGCTGAACGGCCTGTACAGACTGTTGTGCGCGGCTCTGTTCCTGCTCCTGCTGATATTGCTGTGCAAGCCTCTGGTTTTCCTGTGCCGTCTCCGCAGCGCTCTTGTAGATCTGGAATGTCTTCTCGTCCGCCTCGGCCTGCGCCTGCTCCTGCCTGGCCTGTTCCTGCAGCTGCTCGAGTCTGGTCAGCGTCTCCGGCACGCGCGGCTCCTGCCCTTCGTCCACGGCCGCCTGCTGCTCCTTCGCCACCTCGCGCAGCGTGTTCTCCACGGCCTTCTGCGTCACCTCGCCGCCGTCATTCACAGTCTGTTGCAGCTCCTCGGCCAGCTGGTGCGCCTTCGTGCCCTCTTCCTGCGCCATACCATAGTCGATGACGTCCTGCACTTCGCCCGCCTCGATGACCGCTCTGGCCGTCTGCGTGACGTTTGCCTCCAAAATCACGCGGTTCACGCCCGCATACGTCCCGGACATGGCAAGGCCGGACAGGCCGCCCGCGAGGAACGAAAGGCTGTCTTCTTTTGCGAAGTCTCCGACCATCGCCGCCAGCGCCTGCGCCGGCGTCCTGCCCTCTGCGATATAATTTGCGTAGGCCGTCATGACCTCACCCCGGTCATGCTTCGCCACCACGTCATACGCACGGTTTAGCCAGTTGGACGCGATCTCTTCCGCGCCTTCCGACGCGAACGACCGCAGTGCCTTCCTCCACACGGCCTTCCCGCTCAACATGTTCTCGATGATATCGCCCACGGAGTATTTTTCCGTAATACCCTCGATCGCGCCCTCGACGATACCGTCGACCAGCGCGTCCGCATTGGACTTGCCGTTCTGAATGCCCTCATAGACCGAATCTGCCGCGACCTGCGATCCCATGACCCAGTTCATCGTCTCCGCGATTGCGTCTTTCGCGCCCGCTCCCGCCGCTCCGCCGACCGTCCCGACAAGTCCCGTCGATACCGCCATGTTGACCGCGCTGTCCAGCGCCGACGTGCCCGCCTGATACAGGAACTGCCCCGTCGGGTTCATCCCCTGCATCACGCTCTGCCGGATCCCGGAGGAAAGCCGCGTCGCATTGTACGCCGGGCTATAAATATTCGTCGGCATATCCTCGTTCTGATAGCCGCCCGCCCAGCTCGGCAGCACGCCGCGCAGCGACTCCAGATTGCCCAGTGCCTTCCCCGGCGCCAGCGCCGCAGAGAACAGCGTCGCTGCGGCTTTCCCCGCGAAGGATCCGCTTCCCATCTCCTGCGCCGCCTGATCGAGCTTCTGTGCGTTGTCGTAATCGTCCAGAACCTTCTGCCATTCCGCCAGCCGCTTGAGCATGTCGTCACTGTAGCCTTTTTCGTTGAGCGCCGTCTTCGCGTCATACTTCGCGTATGCCCGCACCTGATGCCCGTTCAGCTCCTGCCCGCGATACTGCCGCAGCAGGTTCTGCTCTTCCTCGCTCAGTCCGCTCATGGCATCCCGTGCCCGTTCCAGCACACTCTGGCTGTCCACAAGGTTCTTCCGATCCTGCAGCGCGTTGATCTCATCCTGCAGCTGCGTTGGGCTTTTCCCGCTCGCGGAGCGGCCATCTGCCGCAAAGTGTGTGTCTGCCTGTTCCTCTTCCAGCGCCTCGATCTGCTTCCCCAGCTCCTGTGACGTCCGCCGCATGCCGCGTACCTGGTCCCGCTGCGCATTCTGTGCCGCCCGCGTGCGCCGGTTCAGTGCGTTTACATCCTCGCGTGTCTTCTGCGTCGCTGGGGCGAACTGCCCGGCCAGCAGCGCGCTCTGCTGCCGAAGCGCCTGCGTTCCGAGCTTCCGCCCCTTCGCCGCCGTCACGCCGCGCAAATAATTCTCATACGTGCCGTATTCCGCCTGCATAGCCGGGGAACGGCTGTATTCCTGCTGCGATACCTTCCCGCCGATCGCGCTGTTCTGGATCTTCTTCGCCGCGTTGACCGCGTTTTTATATGCTTCAAACGCCGCCTTCATCTCCGGCGTCTGGTAGTTTCTGCTTCTGTAATTCGGATCAAATGCCGTGTCCTGCACGGCTCCCGGATTCCCGTACTGTTCATATTCCCGGATTGCATCAAGCCCGCTGCGTTTAATGGCCGAGGATTTTGTCTGTGTCTGCGTCTGCCCATAAGACGCCGCAGAGCTGGCAGCGTTCGTGCTGCCAGCTTCGTATTCCCGCAGGGCGTCAAGCCCGGTCCGTTTTTTCTTTGCCATACCAGTCTCCTTATCGTTCCAGCGGGATCCCAAATCCCGCGCGGTTCAGGATCGCCACAAGCTCGTTGTACTGCTTCTTGCCCATCGAGGTTGACAGATCCAGCTGCCCGGCCATGCTCACGAACAGATCGTATGCTTTCTGCTTCTGCCCAGACTGGATCCACTCCGTCATGCCGCGCTTGAGCTGGTTGTAGGTCTGCGCCTGCGCGCCGCCCGAACCGCCTTTGTTGTACGTGTTGTCGATATACCCCTTGGAGGATGTCTCGCTGTTCTTGCTGCTTCCGCCGCCGGAGCCGCTGCCGGATTTCTTCGCTGCTGCCTGCTCTGCCGCCAGTGCCTGCAGGTACGCAGCGTTCTCGTTGTTGGCCTTCTGCGACCAGTAATCCAGCATCGTCCCCCACTGGCTCAGATCGTTGGAATATTCCGTGTTGTATTCGCTCCTCGCGTCTGCGAGGTCGGAGTACCAGTCGCTCACCGTGTCGCGGTAGCGGCCATAGTCCGTGTCGTCCCGGCCTTTGACCAGGCTGTACTGGTTATAAAGGTCCGTCCCCTCATCCTGATACCGCTGGTATGCCTGCTGCTGCAGCTGCGGCACAATGTCGTTGAGGTTCTGCAGATACGCATTGTACGCCTGCTGCCCCACCTGCTCACCGTAGGTCGAGCCGTATCCGCCTGTCAGCGCCGCTGCCTGCCCCATCGTGTCCTGCATGGCAAGCCTGCCCTGCCGCTGGTACTGCTCGCGGTACTGCTGATAAAGTGGATCCGTCCCCAGATCGTAGCTGAATTTCTTCCGGTTCCGGATCTGGTCATACAGCTCTGTCAGTTCATCGTCCCAGCGCGACTGATACGCGCCCGGTTTGCTGGCTTTGACCTGGTTGAGATACGCCTGTGCCGCCTGCACACTGCTGGACGGCGTGTACCCGCCCTCAAGGCTGTTCAGTTTGCTCTGCGCATACCCCGATACGCCTGCCGATGTATACGGGCTGTTCCGCTGCGCGTAGCTGCCGCTGTAGTTATGGATCGTCTGATTTTTGTTGACCAGCTGCGACTGGTAGCTGCCGTCTGCATTCACGCCCGTAATGCGGTACGTGCCGCCCCCGGTCACAACCTCGTCGCCCGCCGAAAGTCCAGCCGGTGCCTTTCCGCCGGTCTCTACTCTGTATACTCCCATCCTTTCACCGCCTTAAAGTCTGAAATGTGTCGCGTACTGCTTCGGCATGTGCGCCTGATTGTAGGCGTTGAAATACCCCTGCCAGTAGCTGTTGTACTTTGCTGCCTCGTTTGAATACTTCGTTGTCTCCCCGTTTGCATCGCAGATCTTCATACTCAGGTACCATCGGTAGATCTCGTCATACGGCCACGGGATCAGAAGCTCAGTCTCATAGTCCACGCTCTCGTCGTAGCCCGTAAATGCCGCCGGCTCCGTCTCATGCTCGTGCGTGCAGATGATATCCCGGTACACAATGCCGTCCAGCTCCGACAGCCACCGGATCTTATCCGGGTTCTCATACTGGTTCGGCATCAGCCGGTCTACCGTCTCGATCGCTTCCCGAATTTTCATTTTCCCTCCTTACCAAAAGAAGGGGCATTTCTGCCCCTTCCCTTGCTTCCTGCCGTCATGGGCATTTACTTGTCTTCTTCCTTCGCCTGCCGGCGCGCCTCTTCAGCCGCCAGCCGTGCGTTTGCGATCGCCTCATATACCGGAAGCGGAACCTCTACGTTCTTTCCTTTCGGTACCTGAAACGTTCTTCCGTTCACGCACACGAACTGGCTCTGTTCCTCGCTTGCCATCCCGCGTTCGATAAATACAGTTCGTTTCTCATCCCACGCGCTTTTCTTTGCCGCTTCTGCCATAGCTGTTTTCTCCTTCCTTAGTTGGCCTCGTCTGTCTCAGAGTACGAGCTGCAGCTTTCCACGCGAACCATACGGTCTTCATAGACGATCTTCGTCGCCATCTCGGCCTTGTAGCCGACGGTCGAGAACTGATCCAGCGGGCCGCCGATTTCTCCCTTGTTCTTGACGATCATCTCAAGATTTCCGCCCTCCGGGTCGATCATCCGGAACGCTCCCTTGCCGAAGAAAAGCGTCGGATAAACGCTGTAGTAGACCGCAGGATTGCCGTCAGATGCGGCTGTTTTCACCGGGCAAGTGGAGTCATTGAACACCTTCGCGTTGTTCGATTCCACAAAGCGCACACCGTGCAGCTCGCCGATCTCGCCATTGAATATCTCCGTCACCGCTGCATACTTGTGCGACTCGACCCAGCCATCGGAGTTGCGCAGATCAAAAGAAACGGAGGGGTGAATGATAGCGACATACTTTCCGTTGATTGGCTTTGCGCCCAGCTTCTTGAGCGTCGTCACCGCCTTGTTGATCTCGAGCGGCGTCAGAAGCGCCGTCTTGTCAAGGCCGGAGCGACCAGTGACCGCCGTGTGTGTGCCAGAGCTCGACACCTTGTCACAGTACTGCACATTGTGGCCCGCCACAACGACATTTCGCACGCGCTTGTCGATGGACAGAGCCGCCGAAGCGCCAAGTTCTTCTGTTGCGCCGAGAATCATATTGTCAAGCGCATGCAGTTCCAGCTGATCAGAGATCGTTACGTACGTACCGATCTGCTCGATGCTGGCGTTCATGCTGGACTGACCCATCTTCTGGCCCGTCGGAATAACACCTTCGGTCAACGTCTCCGCGTCCTTCAGCGTGTTCCACTTGCGCCATTCGACGGTCTTGCCGTGGTTGCGCGGCAGCGCCTGCTTTTCTGCGAACTGTGCGTGGTAAAGCTCCGGACGTACATTCTCCAGCAGCTGCGTGTCGTAGAACGTCTTCATGGTCGGCGCCAGCGTATCATTGCCGCTGAACGCGGTCGTCTGGCCGGTGCCTGCGTTTACGTAGTTGCCGGTCGCGTTGACAAGCGTACCGGCGTCAGCGAAAAACTGAAATCCGACTTTGGATTCAAACATATCTTCTTATCTCCTTTCTCAGGGGATCACTCGCTCCCCCATTGCTGCGCGGCGGCGCATGTCCTCCACCTCCGCGCGTGTCCATTTCGTTTTCATCGGGACGGTCGTTCCGCCTCCGGCGCCAGAGCCGATCTCTTCTGGTCTTGCCCCCTGCGCCTGAATGGTCTTCATGACGTTCTCCCGCGCCTGATTGGCCGCAGCCTGCGCCCGCGCCTGCGCGATCTCCTGCTGGTGGATGACCTCATAGGCCGTCTTCACCGGTACGCCCGCTCCCATGAGCCTTGCAAAATCCGGATTCTGCATTTCGCTCTCGAAGTCGGCACCGTAGACCGCTGTGACGTCCCGCGCAAAGTCTGCCCGCATCCCCTCAAAGGCCTCCCGCATCTGATACTCCTGCAACTGCCGCCGCATGGACGTATTCTCTGCCCGGCTTGCGTACTCTTTTTTGAGTACGTCTGCCGTCACGCCCCGCTCCATCGCTTCCGCGCTGTATAGCCTCTCGTCAGAGGCAAACCGCTGCGCAAGCGCCGTGAAGTCCGTCTTTCTTGGGTCGGACGTATCAATTCCGTAAAGCGCGCCCAGCTGATCGATGATCGGAGCCATTGCATCTGCCTGACTCTTGTACTGGTTCATGCCCTTCACGCGCTGCCGGACCGCCTTCTGCATGGCGGCGTCGAAGTCCTTCTTGTATCTGCCCTGGATCAGACTGTCGAACGTTTCTTCCTGCTGTGTTCCCTGCCCCTGAGCGTCCGGGGCCGTGACCGGCTGCTGCTGCGCCTGCGCCTGCGCGGTGGCTGCCTGCCCGCTCTGCTGGCCGGCGTCGCCAGCTGCGTCCGTCTGAACGCTTACGCCCGTGATCTCTTCTGCCATTGCATGATTCCTTTCTGGCATTTGATTCTAAATGCATCGTAGCACAAACTTTTTGCAGTTTCACCCCACGCCATCAGCTCGGCTGCGTGCTTTCTTCCGACTTTTTTCGTGCATTCTCCACGATCTTCGGTTCCTGCGTCTCGCCCGTGCTGATCTCCGGTTTTTCGCCTGCCGCGGCGGCAGGCGCTGGGGCAGCCTGTCCGCCCTCCTGCAGGATCTGCTGTGCCAGCCCCTCACCCATGACCGGATCGTACCGGTCTGCCAGTGCGAGCGCCAACTGCTGCCACTGGATGAGCCGCTCCTGCAAATCTGCGTTCTCCTGTATCTTCTGGATGATCGAATCCTTTCCGTCGAAGTCCATCATGTCCAGCGTCGCCAGCGCCTGATCCACCATTTGCGGGTTGAAGAATCCCAGCTGGAAGAACTGCAGCGCCAGCTCGTTCTGCGCCATGGACGTGTACTCGCTCGCCTTCTGCGCCGAGACCTCAATGTCAAACACCGGTTTCCGCATTCCGTCCGGCTGCCCGTCTGCGCCGTAGAGCGTCTGCGGCTGCAGACCCTGATTGCTGTACTGCACAAACTGCTCTGCGCCGCGCTGCCCGATGATCCTAAACTGTCGCGGCAGGTCGTAGAACTGCCGGATCCGTTCAATGACCATGCGGATGAGCCGTGCGTAGGCCCGGTACGCAGACTTTGTGGAATCCTTACTGCTCCGCCCGGACGCCTCCTGCAATGCCGCAATGGCGGACGCTGCCGTCACGCCGGAGCTCGTCGCGCCGTTGTTGACGTCCGTGTTGCCCGTCGTCCACTTGAGTTCCTCGATCTTGTTCTGCAGGATCGCAATGTAATTGCTGTTGAGCATGTTCACCTGGATCGGCTGCAGACTGTCCTGCCCCAGATTGCCGTCCACATGGACGAACGGTTTTGTCCAGTCCGCGAACTCCTGCTCATTGACCGACCCGTCCGACCGCTTGAACCACCGGGGAGTCGTCGTCATGATCGCGTTCTTCACGATCGCCTGATTCATCCGGTCGATCTGCTCCTGTGTCGACTTTCCGATGTCGATATAGCCGTACCCCGCAATGCTGCCCTCGACCGGGAACAGCGCATCAATGACGAACGGATACTCTCCGTCGTCATACAGGCCCGTCTCCGCCATGGGCTTCCCGACCGGCTGCTGCACGATGCTGCCGTCCGGCATGGTCATCATATCGTATTTCTGCTCCGTGTCGTTCTCCGTCGCCTGCAAGACCGTGTCGCCTACGAACTTTGCAAAGTGCAGCACCATTCGTCCGTTCTGATACTTCCGGTAATACCAGTCCACCACCATTGACTTCCCTTCGTAGGAAACCACGTCGTCTGTGTTGTACTTCTGCTGTACGTCCCCGGATGAATTTAGCTTCCCCCGCAGCTCCGGCCACTTCTCGATCAGCATGTCATTGTCCACCATCTCGGTCAAGAAGATATTTTTGCTCTTCTGGATATCCCGCACGCCCGGTTCCCAGAAGAACGACAGGATATCTACCGGCTGCACCGAGATATCCCCGAGGCCGTTCAGCTTCGAAGAATCCCACTTCACGTGCCAGATGAGAGTCCCCTGCTTGAGCTTCGTCCACTGGCTGTCGGAATAGACCTCTTCGAAGTCGTTCTGCTCCAGAATGACCGGCAGAACGGAGGACAGCTTCGCCGCCTCCATCCGGTCGTCCGGTTCCCTCGGGCGGATCGCCGGGGCCGGGTATGCCGCAATCGCGTCCGCGTGCTTGCCCATAATGACGTTGAAGAGCCAGGCTGACGTCCACTTGTCGTCCTCCGGGTTCCCTTTCTGGATCCGCTGCCAACTGCGCATGCGCCACCAGTCTTCTGACGCAATAACGCGTGCTTCCAGTGCGCTCTTGCCCTGCTTGTACCGCAGCAGCGTGTCCATTGCCCGGCGCGCCTGCTCCTCGCCGATTGCTTTTACAACGGCCTGCCCGCTCGCCTGGTCATTCTGCGTCGCCATCTGCTGCATCATCTGTTCTGTCTGCATGCTCATTTTCCTCCTGTCCTTCCTCCTGCGCCTCCAGCAGGCGCACCTGTGCGCGGATCTGATCGAGTACCATCCCCACGATGCACGGCGGCAGGCCGGACACGTTGATCGTTTCCACCAGACCGCCGCGCAGCTGCCCGATAGCCTTTGAGATCTTGCTCATACTTCCCCCTCCAATCGTTTCACCCGTTCGGCAAGCTTCTGGATCTGCCGGATGCACAGGGCGGTCAGTTCTTCATACCGAAGGCCGTAATCCGCCCCGCCGTCTTCCCGCGGTGAGCGGACAAAGGCCGCGAACGCGGATCCATCCAGACCGCACGCGCTCAGCGCCTGCTCCACGTCCTGCGCGATGAGGCCCGTATGGATCCGGCCGGACGTGCCGTCCTTCATCCGGTAGCAGGCCGGGCGCAGGCGGCCAAACAGCGCGTCATACTGCGCCAGTTCATAGGAGATATCCGTCTTCTTCTCCCGGTCGGACGTGCTGATCGTCCCCGTCTGCGCATACACGACCGACCAGCGGTTGTTGGAATAGCCAAGCGAGCCGCCGCCGTCCGTTTCCGGCGCGGCGCTGCCCGAGATCGACAGATTGCCGCCGATGGTCGTCGTGCAGTTTGTATGCGCGCCGCTGCCGGTGACGGAGATCGTATTGCTGCTATAGCAGAGCTTTGCGCCGCTCGTCGTCGCCACGACCTCACCGTAGCCGCTCAGCATATGGATGCCCTCGCCGCCATAGTCGCCCGTCGTGTAGCCCAGATATCCGCCGATCGTACTGCCGTAGACGGAGCTGTAGACCGCCATATCGCCGCCCAGCCGGATATAATCCGCCGACAGCGTCCCCGTCGTAATGTCGTTTGCCGAAAGATGGTCAACGGCAAAGTTGTTAAAATCCAGCACGCCGCCGTTGATGCGCGACGCCGAGAAATTGCCGGCCGTAATATCGTCCGCCTGCAGGCCCGTCACGGTGGCATTCGTCACATCCAGCCGCGTCGCGGTGATCGCGCCGGAAATGATGGCGTCCGTGCAGATGAGCTTGCCGTTCGCGCTGACCTTGAACTTATCCTTGATGGAAAGCCCGCCCACGCCGAAATACATGCTCTCGCTGCCGCCATATTCATCGTCCGAATAGTAAATGCTGCTCGTCGAGATCGTCCACGGGCCGAACGACGAACCGGCCGCCGCCGTGATCGTGCCGGTCAGGACCGCGTTGTACGCCTCCAGCGTGCCGGACGGGAAGTGGAGCTTCTGTTCCGACAGATACGCGACTTCTTTCCCGTCCTGCCAGAAGCTGATCTTATCCGGTGTCACGGTCAGAAGCTCGTTCTTCGTCTGGTCGATGACGGTTTCGCCGCCGTCCGTCACCGTCGTCTCGATATTGCCCACGCCCACGCCGTAGACCGGCGCAACATCGTTGTAATAAAGCAGGCCCGTCTTGATATACTGCCGGCTGTTCACTGAGAACTGGTTGTTGACGCCCGCGGTGTAGTCATACAGCTGTTTGATGCCGACGGAATTGCCCTCGATGGTCAGCTGCGTCTTCTCGAGATACTTGCCGAAATCCGAGATCGCCACATAGCTGCCAGACAACTTGGTTGACCACGTCTCTGAGTTTTCCGCGGCGAAGTCCGCCGTCTTGATGATGAGGGATTTCAGCGCCGCATAGCCCGAGAGCGTCGTCTTTTTCTCCGCCTCGGGCAAACTGTCCGCGTCGATGGCCTGCGAGATCTCCCGCAGCGTCGCCTGCGCCGACCAGTCGGCAAGATTCAGCTGCTCCGTCACGCTGCACAGATACCGGCGCATGCTCTCCAGCTGCTCCTGTGTCGTCTTCCCCGCGATCGACGGGTATGCAAGTGTCAAAGATCCCATGTCGCGCCTCCCGTCTTACACATCGCTTCCGGCCTCCAATACCCGTGCCAGGCTGAACAGCTTCATCTCGCCCTTGCCCGTCAGCCGGAACTTGAGGTGGTCGCACCGCGCCGGGCGGATGGGCAGCAGGAACGTTCTGAGGCCTCTTCCCTCGATATGCCCGCAGTGCCGCCACAGGCCGTCGGAATCGTACTGCACCCAGAAATCCATACTCGACCCCTTCGGCAGCTGCATGCGCAGGTTGATGCGCGAGACGTATTTCTTTCCCACAAGGCCATACGTCATGATCCCCGTCTCGGCCATCCAGCTCACCGGATCTTCCAGCGTGCCGGCGGTTCCGTAGATCGTTCTGAGCGTCCCGTCCTCAAGGAAATACAGCTCATCGTCCACCCGCGCGAAGGCTTCCGCGTGGGTATCGTCCTCCTTATGCCATAACCCCTTGCGGGTATCGTAGACAAACAGCGTCCAGCTATGGCCTTCATCCTCCATGCTGATGAAGTACTTTCCTCTGACGCCGCCGGCCACGGCGTTGTAGTAGAGCTTCGTTCCGAAGCAGCTGCCGATGTCCTGCGGCAGGCTCCCGTCGTACACGCACACGCCCATGCGCGACTTGTAATACAGCCGGTCGTCCACCACAACAAGGCTCTTCGCGGACCCGTTCTGCACGCCCGCACACCGCTGCACGACCACCTGATGTGCGCCCGTCGCCGACGGATACACCCGGTGGAAGCAGTCCTCCTTGAAGAAAATCGGACTGTCGGCCAGCGTTGCGGCGCCGGTCCATTTCCCGTCCGTGCCGCAGCTCGCGCGCCACGAATCCGTCGCCACGCCCTGATAGCACTCCCAGTTCCGGAAGTCTCCCAGCTTGCAGCAGTAGATCTCGTTCACGGTCTCACCGTCCGCTACGCCGTACTTGCAGCCCCACAGCCGGTTCCCGCTCTCGGTGATGAAGTCCATGCTGGGGACTCTGCGTTCCGTCTTCACGGTCCCGCTCGTCACCTTCGCCGTCTCGTCGACAAGACCGACGATGACGATATAGCTGTCATCCACGTCATAGAGGATCTGGCTGCCGTTCAGCTTTTCGATCTGCTCGCTGCCCGTCAGGCCGGAGATCCGGATGCCGTCGTACTGCTTGAAGCCCTTGCCGATGCCATTGGCCGACAGCTTCAGATACACCGTCGGCACGCTCACCCACTGGCTTGTTGCTTCCGCCCACTGCTTGAGCGTGTGGAGCTTGCCGGACGTATCCAGCCAGTACTGGCCATTCGTCGGGTTTTCCGGCTGGCTCGCCTGCTTATAGCTCACCGTCAGCGCCGTCCCGTCGACAAGACACAGGGAAATGTCAATGTTCGTGCTTGCCGCGTTGACGGTGTTCTCCTGTCCCATGTATCCGTTGTCGGAATACTTCTCGGTGTTGAAGTAGATCCCGTCCGGGAAAATGCACAGGTACGCGCCCATGGAGATGAGCTGCTTTTCTCCCGCCGAAATGGATACAGACGGCATATACACCTCCATGGAAGCGCCGTTTATGTACAGCGTATTGCTCCGCACCCAGCACAGCGCGTCCTTGGCCAAAATCCCCTGCACACCAGAAAGCGCCTGCGCCGTCCCGCGCCGCGGCCGCGGTGAGAGCAGCGGGTAATGATCCGCCGACAGGTTCTCCATGTCGTAAAATTCCCCGTCCGACAGCTCGAGGTTGTGGTTGTATCCGAGAAAGACCTCCGTCATCATGGTCTGCTTCTCGGCTTCCGTCAGTTGTGGTGCCAGCATGGCCTTACCTCCGTTTCATCATGTCCAGCGGATCAAAGAGGATCCGCTGCTCTTTCACCACGCGGATCGGCTTGATCGGCCGCGACATGCAGAAATATCTCCATTCGTCCGCGACGTGGTCTTCCATCTTCGTATCCAGATCTTCTGCCCGATGCTCGTCATAGATCAGCGTCGGGATCGTCCGGATGAACGCCCGGCAGGTGTTGAAGACATACATCCGCGGGTATCCATCCTCGTCAAACTGCAGCCGGTAGTGGCACTGCATCCAGCCTGCTATGCGCTCATTATCGCCAGGCGTGAAAAATACGCCGTACCGCGCAGCCGTGTCCGCGACCGATTCTCCGCGCGACGCGTCCCAGATCGCCGGGTCTGCCACGCCAATGATGGTTTTCCCCTTGAGCCACGGGTGCTGCACCTCCGTTTTGTGGATCTCTTCAAACTGTTTGTCCGGTGTCCACTTTACGCCCTCGTTCGGCGTCCGCGTGCAGCCGTACAACTCCATGATCCGGTAGATCGTTCCGTCATAGTCGACCGCCCACCATGCGCATGAAAACGGCTTCCCGTAGCCAAAGTCGTAGCTCCGGCAGATCGTCCATCCATCCGGGATCTCAAACGGCTCGATGACATGCGTCCAGCGTCGATCCTGATAGTGTTCCGGAACGTCCCGGAAGTCCTCGAAGAACTGTCCCTCATAGACGTCCCAGCGTCCGTCCTTCCACGCTGCCCGCAGCGTCGGCGGCAGGTTCTCCAGCTCGCGCAGGTAGTCAGGCTGCGTATCCATGAGTGCCTTGTTGTCCTCCACTTTTGCCTGGATAAAAAAATAATCGTCTGGCCTCTCGTCCGGGTTGAAGTTCCGATCGACGAAGACACGCTTGAAGTACGCATGCCCCGGCCCTCCGGGGTTCAGCGTGTAATACGTCCGCTTCGGAAAGCCGTTTGTGCCGCGCACACAGAGGTTGATCTTTCGGATCCAGCTCTCCTGCAGCTGCCCGGCCTCGTCGATAAATACCACGTCATATTCCGCGCCCTGATACTGTCCGAGGTCTCCCTCGTTTGCACAATACCCGAAGGATATTGTTGAGCCGTTCGGGAACCGGAACATTTTGTCCGACCGGTTGTATTTTGCAAATCCGGCCAGCTCCGCTGTCAGCTGCTCGATGTGGTTATTCTGCAACTCCTTGTATGTCTTTCGGACGATCAGGATCTTAATGCCCGGATACCGGAACGCCAGCAGCTTCGCCTTCGTCCGCACGGCCCAGCTCTTTCCGCCGCCGCGCGCGCCGCCATAGGCGATATGTCGGTGTTTGTCCCTGAGAAAGAGCGTCTGCTTCGGCTGCGCCCGCCCGAGATCCAGCGTCCTCATTCGCTCGCGTCCTCTGCATCACATTCCAGCAGCACGCGCGGCGTCTGATCCTGCTTCTCGTCTCCGGCATCCTTTCGATATCGAAATCCGTATTCCAGCGCGAACTGCGCTCCTCTCTGCGAATCCCGGTCAAACAGTCTTTCGGCCGTATATTGTTCCACGCGCGTCTGCGCGCGCGAAATCGTGTCCATAAATTCTTTCCTGGCCTTGTAGTTGTACAGGCTCTGCCTGCTGGAAAAGCCCAGGGCCAGCGCAAGCCCAGGGATCGTCGGCGGCTTCCGATTGATCCAGATCGGCGTCCCGTCTTTCGGATTGAAAACGATGTTTCCGTCTTCTTCCCGCAGGATTTCGCCTTTGCAGTTCTCAAAATACGCTTCAATCAGCCCCTCGATCTGCTCCACGGATTCGTACTTCGGCTTCCTTGCCATCACCTGCGCCCCCTTTCTTTTTTCCAGCATAGCGTATCCGGGAAATGTTTTCACCCCACGCGCATGCAGAATGAGCGCATGCAGGATCCCTCCCACATGCGCTTCGGCTTTCATTCTGTTTTTTCGTAGTGCCGGATCTTCGCCCCTGCAATGCTGCAATTTGGATAATCAAAGCTCGCGCAGTATCTCGCGATGTACTCCGCTGTCTCCCGCCGCTCCGGGAATACGATCACGCATTCCCCCTCGCAGCGGATCGACTTTTTCCCTGCTGCCTGCCAGAAAGGGCAGATATATTCCTTGTGCCAGTAGTCGCTCATCTCATGCCTCCTTTTCGCCTTATAACGCTACACATTTACAAGGCTTAAATAAGGCGGCTCCCGGTCCGCTTGCGTTCTTCCTTTGGATCTCTTACATATTTATATATCTGTAGGCCGTACTGCGTGGTACGGGCCTCGACGAGGATATAGCCGCGCGGAGCGACCGGCGGGTGCTTGGGGCTGTACTCGCGCACGGCTTCGGTCGCAGGCTCCGGCTCCGGCCTTGCGCAGTTGCGGCTCGCTTTCCATCGGTGGCCGCCGAACTCCTTGCGCCAGTGGCCGTGCAGGTAGTTGGCCAGCGCCGTGTAGTCCTGCCCGTGGTCGACCTTATTTCCGTTTTTATCCAGATAATAATTGTGCTGCCGCAGTGGCTTGCAGTCGATCACGCTGCCATATCCCCACAGCTTGCCGATTGCCTCCGGCGGAATGCCATCCGAGATCATGTGCAGGTGGAATCTGCTGGTTGATTTCCCCTGGCCGTAAACCACGACGATCTTTGCATCAGGGTAATTATATGTAAGGCGGCGGTAATACCGGTCTCGGAGCTTTCGCATCTCGGCGGCGGTATGTACCTCATTCTCCGTATCGAGCGTCAGTGTGGAGTAATAGGATGTTGGTCCGAAGTTTGCATTGACCAGCGTTTCCAGGCGGCTGGCTGAGACTTTGCCGTTAAACTCGTCGCGCTCTGCCGGCGTCTGAAAGCGCGGCCTGCGCGGCTTGCTGGCCTTGATCTCCGTGCCGTCCGCGACGGTATACACGATCTGCTTGCATACATGCCCGGCAAATATCCGGCGTTTGCATCTCTTTGCCATAGTCTCAGCTCCTCTTTCTTTTTTCTGCCCGCTCAAAGCGTGGCCGGAGATTCCGGCCACAGTTTCAACGGTCAGTTCGTGTATCCGCACGCCTTGCATGTGCATACGTCTGTCTCAGCGTCCCATTCGCAATCTGATGCCCCGCATTTCGGGCAGTGCCCCCACGCGCCTCGCGCTCCTTTGGGGTCTGGCCCCGGCCCATTCAGCTTTGCATGCCATGGATCCACTTTCTGGCCCAGCTCCTCCCAATGTGCGGTATGCTCACGATTATCCCCGCGTGCCTCTCTTGCCTTCTCGATCCGCATTTCCAGCCGTGCAAGCTTCCGCTTTCTGGCGTTCTGTACCTCTGCCGCTACACCGAACGCCCACATCATTTCATCCAGCACGATCTGCACGTCCGCGATCTCCTCGGCGATCTCGTCATAGTTGTCAATCAGTCCGTCCCCAAGCCCACCGCGGCCCGCAAACGTCACCCGCTGTGCCTTGCACAGTTCCTTTGTCAGCTCTGCCATTTCTTCTATTGCAACCGCAATCTGCAAATCATAGCCAAATGTCTCAATTGCAGACCAATAGATGTTTTTTGTGTCTGTCATCCCTGCGCCGCCTCCATTTCCTTCCGCTCCTGCATAAACCCGTGCAAGAACAGTTCCAGCAGCGCGGATGCGCCGTTTACCATCTTCGTCAGATCCCGCTTGCTGATCGCGAGCTTGCCGGTCGTGATCACCTGCAGATCCGGCCTGCCGATGATCTGAATGGTCGGCTGCGGCTCCAGCGTCTTCGAGCCGTCGTCCTCGATCTTGTAGAGCGGCGGTGTCGCCTGCTCCATGATGATCCGCGGCGGGTATGCCTCGCCTCTAAAGCTCACGTCCCACTGCAATTTTTCGTAGTCCGCCGTAAAATCGTCCAGCGATGCGGCGAACAGTTCCATGATCTTTGCCATGTTGTTGCTCCTTTCAAATTTCGACGCACTCATTGGCGCGGATATTGATCCGTTTTCCACCGGACTGGATCACATATCCTGCGTTTTTGAGTTTGTTCGGCCCGTACTTTTCTGCGGCATGCTCCGATCCGACGGTCGGCTGGTATTCCGGGTCGACCGGCACTTTGCATATGATGCGGATGCGCACCAT